TAGAGTGGTTATATGAAGATATCGATAGCCCTACCCCCCTAAAGATATCAATTGATGGAGATCCAGCTGTCAGCGATACGCCATACTTAACATACTGGTCGGGGGAAAAGTTAAATAAATGGTTAACACGTAATTCTAAAGTGAATAGGTTCTAACAACAAAAAACACATTCCCCATCTCTTGCCCATAAATACTCCCATACATAATATTTGGGAGTGTGCCGAATGGGCGAATTCAATTCTTTTTCAGATGCTGCGTTTCAGCTTAAAACTGAGGGTGAAAAAATCACCCTCAGTTTCAAACAAGGCGTCCCTAATTCTTCTCAGGGAACAGTAGAGTGGAATATTCCAACGCCGGCGGCTGGCTGCACTAATGGTAGCATTGGTGCATACAGTGGTATGGTTATCTTACTTAGTACCGAACCATTAAATTCAAGCAATATCCCTCAAGATGGAACGGTATATGTTGCCGATCCTACTGCTGACTTTGATTTACACGCAGGTGATAAAATCAACAATGCTATTGTTATTGGCGCAATATACGAATGTGAAACTAAAAACCAAGGCGGAACTTTAACAACATCTTTAGTTATTTCTAACCTTCAATCTAATACACCTTATTACGTTGGTGGTTATGCTGTCGATTGTCAATATCGATACCACTCAGATGGAGTTAGAGCTTATTCAGATTCTTATGGACTTCCAAACGAACCTGATAATCCTGCAAAACAAGTAATAACAATCGACAAAGACGGAATAAATTGCATAGTTCCAACTGATGGAACAAGTTTAGTACCGGGCACAATTTATGAGTTTGACGTTATCGTTGACACAGAATATCCAACAGGTGCGGGGTTTAAGACTGCACAGATGTCAATTGATGGCATTAACGCTGGAACATATCAACAGTTAGTCGATGAAATAAATGCACAATTATTACTAATTGACAACCCTCCTCAATCACCGATTGCACCAAATACTGGTGCACTTTATTGGGACTCATCAATAAACAAATTGTATAAATTTGATGGCACGACCCACACAGAACTTAGTGTAATTATTGAGAGTTCAGATCCGACAATTATATCAGCTGGCGAATATTGGCTAAATACATCTACTAATATACTATATGTTCGTGGTCCAACAGGATCACCACTTGTATGGAATCAAACACCTTTCATATCTACTCCATATGATCCTACTGCACCAATAGATGGTGCTTTCTGGTTCGATCAAACTACAGCTAGACAATGGACTAATATATCGTGGTGTGATAAAGCTACGATTATTTCCAATACAGATCCTGACGCGTGTCCTATATTAGATTCGAGTTATTATTGGTATGACGAAAATACGCTAACGTTAAACCATTGGAACACTACAACACTTATGTGGGATAGTGTTGTTGCAGTATCGTGGACTGAAGCTCCAAACTTATTATCTTCTGGTACCTTTTGGTTTGATTTAAATACAGATAAATTATTTATACGTTCTGGCTCACCACTATCGTGGGTAGATATATCGACTAGTACCTTTATACAAGATACTACTCCAACAGCACCTGCTGATCAATCATATTGGTATGCACCAACAACCGAAATATTAAAACAATGGAACGCTACCAGTCAACTATGGACAACATTAAGTGTTTTAGTTTGGCCAGGGGATCCAACTAACTTAGCTTCATGTGAATTATGGTGGAGAACTACCGATAACGCCTTATTTGTATGGGAAGCAGTAAATTCACAGTGGGATCAAGTAACGAATTTTTCAATGTCTCTTATTGATCCATCCGCTGCGCCAGTAATTGTTGTTGATACCGTTTGGTACAATCCAACAACTAATGTATTAAGTTATTATGATGGTAGTACATGGGTCACAATTACTGATTATATAGCAAAGTCAACTGATCCAACAACAGCCATTATTGGAGATGTTTGGTTTGATGGCACTACATATTATGAATGGGTCACATCGTGGGTAGCGTTTAATCCAATCGAATCGCTCACAGACCCAACTATGTTAGCTTCGCAAACATATTGGTTTGATACATCTATAAATGCATTATATGAAAGAAACGGTTCATCTTGGATAAGCATATCATACTCAAGTGCTCCTTTAACACCAATTAGAGGAAGTAATTGGTACGATTCGTCTAATAAAACTTTATATGAATGGTCAGGCACAGCCTGGGTATTGGCGACTCCTGTAGCTCACGCTTATGTTAGTTCATGTGGTATAACATTTGAAACTACTCAGACAGGAAGTAACACAGTTATTATAGTTCCAGCACCTAGTAATTATCAGCCAGCAGCTGTTTGCTATACGACAGGATATGCTGATTTTGCTGATGGTGGTTTACTATCAGGCTCTACTACATGCACTTACGCTGGAACAAATGGGACAAAAGGCTATCCTGCTCGTGTAATTCCTTCTAGTGTTTTCTTATGGGATAATGTAACACCATCAGCTGGTGTCAACTTTCCAATTGAAGGTTCGGATGGAAAACTAGGAACAGCATCTTATGATGTAATAGGTGTAGGTACCGATGGTACACCTGACGAACGACGTGAGTTAATAGATAGTTTATATCAACAATTGGGTGCACCTTCCGTTGAAGTTGAGTTAACACACTATCAAATGAATACAGCCGTTCAAAAAGCGTTAGAAACGTTTAGAGCTCATAGTGGTATGGCTTACAAACGAGGATTTTATTTCTTAGACATCCAACCCCAACAACAATCATATAAGATGACAAACAGACGGATTGGGTATCACAAAATCGTTGAGATAACAGCGGCGTATCGTATGACTTCAGCATTTTTATCAACAGCACATGGTGGTGGTGTGTATGGTCAAGTCGTGTTGCAGCATTTATATAATATGGGTACGTATGATTTAACAAGTTATCACTTAGTATCTCAATACGTTGAACAATTAGAACATCTTTTTGCTACACGTTTAGTTTTTGATTGGAATGAACACGAGCGACAATTAAATTTCTATCAATCATTTACTCGAACAGAACAGGTTCTGCTCGATTGTTCCATTGAGCGTACTGAACAAGATATTCTGGTAGACAGATATACCAAAAGTTGGATAGAAAAATTTGCTTTAGCTGAAGCTATGATTATATTATCGCAAATACGTGGTAAATATGCTTCATTGCCGGGTGCTGGAGGTGGAGTATCTCTCAATGCATCAGATTTACTAGCAACAGCAGAGGCTTACAAAACTGATCTAATGGATCAGCTTGATAATTACTTAGTAGATAACCCAGATGAATACGGAATGGGTAGTACGATAACAATTGGATAACCAAAAAGGAAACAATATGTCACTTTTAAAAACACTAGTTGAAGAAATTAACGCCATGGATAGTATGGGCAATGATATATCAATGGATGGTGAACAACCATCAGACGATACTAACAATGACCAAGATGCAAGAGAAACTGCTATTCATTCTGGCATTGTAAAATTCTTAACAGATAATCCTCATCCTTCTGATGAAGATATTCATCAATTTGCTGACGAGCACAACATGGAACCAAGTGAAATGGAAGAACGAATTTACTCTCTATTGCATGCCTTGCTCAAAGGTGTTGGGAAACACAATGATGTTCCTGATGATGATTTTGATCCAGAACAATTACAACAAGGTATTGAAATCGAAAAAGAACATACAAACAATGCACTTGTCGCAAAGATGATTGCTAAAGATCATCTTTCGGAGATCCCCGATTATTACACTAGACTAATCGATATGGAACAAGGTGCTCGTCAACCTAACGATAATTTTAGTGATAGTGATGAGGCTAATCCAAAAGATGATAGTGGCAATGAAGTAGATTTTAAATTAGGTTAATACTATGGTAAGTAAATGCAATGATGTAACCACAGGTTGCTCAACTACAGTTGGTCCTAATTTTTCCAATCAGACCAGCTCCAATAATAGTGGTTGCGTTCAGCGACCTGATGGTAGTTATTGCCCTCCTACTAACGCAGATAAAACTTGTAATCAATTTCAACTTGATAAGAATCGTGACTCCTGTATAATCGATGGGTATGTTAATGAAGCTTTAAATATTGGTGGTGCTACATTTAATGTATATAAATTATTAGGTGTTCACGAACAAGGAAAACTTATCGACAGCACTGGTAAAGGAACGCCTATATCAAATGGCGACGCACCCAGTTTTCCTAGTTCGAATGCTTATGACGTATATGTAACCGAATGGAGATCAATTCAACGAGGTTCGGGCGTAACTATATCTTCATACTTAGGTTATGATTTTGGTGAAATTAAAACCAATGATGATAGTCGTAGAGCGTATGGTGTTGATACAAGTATCTATAAACACATTACAGCTTTTGCCATAAAACAATCTTCAAACTCACTTCGTCGTATAACGAAAGCTCGAATCGAACGTTCTAACGATGGAATAAAATGGTATGGTGTTGGGTTAGTAACACTACCAGATGATGATTGTTTAAACACTATACTTCTCAAATCGTCGGTTCCATCAAGATATTGGAGAATTAGACCTTTAGACTTCAATGGTATAAATTCGAATGAAATGTGGGGTGTTCAAGCTCTTCAGTTATTTCATAATTATATAGCGACGGACAGTTATAATGTACAAGATAAGATACTACTAGAAAATCGCGATAGAGACTACAGTTCAGACGTTTTACCAATTAAAGCATCTTACGATTTGGTTGATACAACCTCAGAACTTAGTAAAGTTGGAATTGAATTACCATCTCAATCTATATATGCTCAAGTTAGTTTTTCAGCATGTGTTGCTATATTAGGCCGTCCATTAGTTATTGGTGATATTGTAGAAATACCAAATGAAGCTCAATATTCATCGGAGATGGTACGTGTAGAAAAGTGGATGGAAATTACAGACGTTGCTTGGAGTACAGAAGGATATACGCCAGGATGGCAACCAACACTTATGCGTGTTATACTTCAACCAGCCTACGTCTCTCAAGAAACTCAAGATATCTTTGGTAATCTAGCGTCTATCATGGTTGATGGAGGATTGGGACTAGTTGAAGGAGAAGATGGTAACAGTTCCATTTTTCAAGATTATTTTGACGCCAGTCAAACAGCAAAAGCTGAAGCTGAAGATAACGTTCCTGAAAGAGGCGCAGCGGGGTCTAACACTATCCGTGAATTTGAAGACAGTGAAGTTTTAGCTGCAGCGGCTGTTGGTATACCTCACTTGAGTAAGATTGGATTAAATCCAACAGGTTTGTATGTTGAAGACGCAATGCCTCCACATAATGCTCCTTTCACGGAAGGTCCAACATTCCCCGAAATACCAGCTCATGGTGACTACCATAGATTAACTTACGTTGGTTTATCGGAAGATGTACCGGCGCGCTTATATCGGTATTCATCAGCTAAATCTCGTTGGATTTATTTAGAAACAGATAGACGAGCTGAAATGAATCACAATAAACCAACATTGCAAGAATTTTATACATCTCCTGATAATGTTTTACCAGACGAGATAGCTTCAACTCGCGATAAAATTAACAACTAATGGAGTAACGGATGTCAGTAGCAGAAACGTATTTTTACAATAATCAATTGCGCAGTTATATAGTGCAATTTGCGGCAATCTTTCAAGGTATTCAAGTACAAGTTGGATCTAGAGATGGTAGCGATCCAGCTTTAATTTATGTGCCAGTAAAAAATGCAAGTAGTGATAGAGTAGTTGCAGCAATCAAAGGTGAGAATACGCAGAATAAACCAATAAGACTTCCAATAATGGCGTTTCAATTAGCTAGCGTCGATATGGCTCCCGAACGTCGACATGGTATTGGACAGACTCGCCGCAATACATACGTTCCTACTGGTGGGTTAATACCTAACGATATTACTGTAGAAGAACAACATATGCCTATACCATATAATTCTTCTTTCGAATTAACAATATGGGCAAGTAACCAAGATCAACATTACCAAATCATGGAGCAAATATTATCATTATTTGATCCAATTTTACAGATACAAAAAACTGACGATGTGTTCGATTGGACAAAAATTACCACCGTAGAACTTATGGATATCCGGTTCGATGAAAATGTACCATCAGGAGCTGATAGACGTACGATTCAATCCACCTTATCATTTTCGGTACCAATACATTTATCCGTCCCAGGCATTAAGCATAAGAAATTTGTAGAAAATATCTATATGCGTATTGGTGCCATTGGTACAAATGTCACAAATTCATATGACATAATCGCTGACTTAGACGCTCAAAATATTACTTATGATCAAGTAGCATCAGGGACAAACTTACCTATAAGCTAAGAAAAAACACGCCAAACATTACCCCATAGCATAAATACAGCTAACAAAAAGATGTACTTAGTATAAGGAGTTAAGAATGGCGACTTTAGTTAGTCCTGGTATATCAGTAACAGTAACAAATGAAAGTTTTTTCATCCCTGCTTCGGCACCAACTGTTCCTTTATTCTTCATTGCTACAGCTGATGAGAAATTACAACCAGACGGAATTTCACCAGCTTTAGGCACATATGAATATGATGTTGTTCGTACGGTAACTTCTTTGAAACAGAGCACACAATTATATGGTGTTCCACGTTTCCTCGAAGATTTAACTGGTGCACAATATCACGGTGATGCTCGTAATGAGTACGGTGTGTTCGCACTAAACCAATTCTTGGGAATTGGTAATAAAGCTTACGTTGTTCGAGCTAACGTGAACCTCGATGACGATTTAGTTGATCTACGCACTTTATGGGATGGAAAAATTCTTGAAGCACAAACTGTTCTCGAAAATTTAATCAATAGTTATATTGCTAAATATAATGCAGATAATAATTTAGTTGCAGGTGGTTCGCCTGCTGCTAGAACTACAGTAAATGCAACAGAGTACTTGAGTTTAGCTGATCAAGCTATTCAAGATATGTTTAACTCATATTCGTTT